GTCACCGCGAATGCTCAGACTTCTGCTGCTGGTCTTGACAAGATCATTCTTGATGATCAACTCCGTGGTGCTGATGCTAATCCTTCTGGTGCCAACGCTTATCCTATTGTTTCGTTGACTTGGATCCTGGCATACCCTGAGTATGAGAAGAATGGTGAGGTGAAGGAGATGCTTCGCTGGATGCTGACACCTACTCAGCAACAGAAGGCAGACTCCCTTGGTTATGTTCCTCTTCCTGAGGCACTTCGTCAGAAAGCACTCGCTGCTACTGAGTCACTAAAGTGAAATTGAATAACTGATTTCATCGGCGGAGAAAAAATTTCTCCGCCATTTTTTATGCAAAAAAGTCGATCAGACTCCAGTCTGCTTCAGTCTGTTGCTGACATAATCAGATGACTTCTTGTAGAGTGATGCTTTCCTGAAGTCATCTACTAGTCTTCTTACATACTCTGGTTTAAGAATGTAGATCTCACGTTTCTTTTCATTCTCATAGGATTCATACTCGAAGATGGTAACAGGTCTTGCTAGTTCAGAACCAGTAGCAGTCTCAGTTATACCGTTGTTATTATATCTAAAACCATTCCTGGTAACTCTATACCATGTACCATTTTGACGTGTCCATCTAACACCATCAACAACAAAGTTATCAGCATCAATCTCAACGTAATCAATACTAGTTTCTACTGTATAGGTTTGTGAGAATTGATATTGAAGTTCTTGAACAGCATACTGGTCAAAAATTACTCCACTATTTTCTGGTTGAAATAGTCTGAACCTAGTTGTCTCTGTCTTTGCTGCTTCAGGAACTGGAATGATAAACTCATAAGGAACATTAGAATACTGACCAAACTGTACACCAGATGGTGTTTCTTTTGTGCTCGCTGAGAAGAGGAAGAAGTCTTGTAGATAATCTTTCTCTGCTTCTGTTTGACCAGGACCATTGTAAAAGAATCCATTACCAATGTCTTCGTTCCTGATCCACAACTCAACTGTTGTATTGGATAGACCTCTACCACGATCAACAAGATCTACAGCAGTTACTCTTCCTGTAGAATCTACAGTAACATTAACTGTAGCACTTGTTATGTTCTCCGCTTGACCTGTACCAGTATAGAGGGGGACATTTTCATACACACCTTCTGGTCTACCAGGACCACCGAAACCTAGATCAGCTTGTGGTGTACCATCAAAGTCAAAATACTGAACCATACCTAGAGGGATAATGACATCAATGTCTTCCCAAGGATCAGTGTCGTTGGTTCTGTATTGTAGTTTTAAGATTTCATCTGCTAGTTCTGCTTCTTCACCACCGTTGATATCATTACCAAACTTTCCTTTGAATACAAAGTTGTCTAGGTGTGTAGCATCTAGTTGATAGAACTCAGCAAATCTTTCTCCAGCACCCCTGAATCTTAGGTAACCGTTGGATCTAACACCATTTCTCAGTGGAGCATACAAAATAAATCCATCATCTTCACCTGTACCTGTACCATATGTCTCGAAGGTAGCATTCTGTGAGTTAACAACGAATGAGTTATCGAATCCAGTGGTAGAGAAGACGTAGTTATTCTCGTAGGTTATAAATTTTTGTGTAGAACTTAGGTCAGGAAATATGTCAGCAGTCTTGGTCTCTGTACCATTGAAGAATGCTTCATCAACCCACGTGCCAGGTGGCATCAGTACCTTACCAAATGCTGCTACCTGTTCCTTCTCACTCTTGATTTCGTAGTGGTGAATGCCATAGTAGGGGTCATCATACTGACTTTCGACATGCTTCCTTAGTTCTGCCTCAGACATAGGTAGATCAAAGGTAGTATTAATCATGTTGTTAGTCAATACAATGATCCAATCATATGTCGCCTTACCATAGACTGCTTCAGATATCTGGTCAAGTCTTTGACCATCTAGGAGAGCATACTTTTTAAAGTATACTGCCTGACTGAAAGCAGTTTCACTTATGTTGTAGCGTCTAAAGAAATTCTTTGCTACAACATAGTCCGACTCAGAAAAAGGATAACTGATCGGTTTGACATCATACTTGATGGATGGTAAGAAGTTAAAATACATTAGTAAGATGTTCCTTCGATGTTAATTTCGTTAGAGTAGACAAGTTTTGTCTCGGAGAACTGTAGTCCTAGTTCTACAGCAACTGGTCTGCCATCAGTAAATGTATTGTATGTTCCGTCTGGAGTATAGTTCACATCAACTTGAGTGATAGCACAAACTTTATACTGTGGTAGATGTGGATGAAGAGCATTGCCCTTCATGAACTGAACAGTACACAACCCAGGAACACCAATGTAATTATTGTTTGATGCTTCTGGTGCTCCTTCGCCAGGAGTAACAGCATCTAAGATAGCACCACCAATACTACCAGTAGGACCCTGTGGATTGGGTCCAAATGATGGTAGAGATACTTTCTTAAAGGTGCCAATGATCTTAGCGATGTCTTTAGCTTCCGCTTCATTACGAGCAGACATCTTAAACTTCAAACCAAATGATCTCAACTTAAATCCCTGGAACATAAGTTCTGTGTTGGGATTTAAGACAACACCGAGAGCACCCTGGAGTACATCATCAGTTGTTACATTATCATTACCGAGAGCATTAATACCAGTAGCAATCCCCTGAGCAGCTGCTGAAGGTAGAGCAGTAGAAGCAGCTTTCAAACTGTTTACGAATGAGGTGATCGTTGCTCCACCATCACCTGCCGCGGCATTTCCAGCAGTTCTCAGTGCATTCATACCAATGTTACTGAAACCTTTACCCGTCCAGTCTGTTTGATATCCTGTTGAGATATCTTCAGGCATGTACATAACAATACGGGACGGAGATAGGTTAGGGTATCTCGTATACTGTTGACCGTTACTTTGATTATAAATTTTTAATGCTTCAGAACCATCTACATTAGTAGAACCACCACCATCACCCTGGAAAGGACCTTGGTACTTGTAGAAATCAAACTTAACGTAGTCTGTGTAGTCATCAAACAAAGTTCTAGGGTATGCAACCCGAGCAGATTTACTAGATGATGCTTGACTGTCTGTGTTAATAAAATTAAGTTGCTCTGCCATTACCTTACCATATCCTTACTTGATTTCTTAGCATACCCCTCGATGACTCGTTGTGCTTTTATATTATCGTAGAAAGAATCATTGGTTTCTTTCCACACATCCTCTTTGGGATAGGGGAAGACATGACCATTGACATCCTTAACAAAGTCCTCGGTTGGAAGCAGAATAGCTGTGTCCCATTCTGCTGAAGCGAGATCAAGATAGAATCCGTCTACATGAGAGTGCAAGTATTTATGGAAGCACTTCTTGGGAAACTCGATACGATTATACTTTAGTAGTTTGTTGACTGCCATGATCCTACGTTTGATAGGTAGGTAGTGTAGGTTGGCACCAAAGAACTCATTCTTATTTGATTTGATTACATACACAAGAGGGAACCTATCGTAGTAAGGTAACCATCTCATCTTAGCTTTGTACTCAAACATATACAGGTGACCAGCAACTACGTAACGACGGATCATGTTCTGGTCTTGTTCATTCTTAGCACCTGTACTATCTCTAAGTTCTGCTGAGATATAGCGTGTGTTATCTGTACCATATACTTTTGATTCAGACTTTACAGCAGCACGATACCACGACAGTGGTTTCTTTTCTCCTTCTGTTTTCTTAGTTATTTTTTCGAACAAAGTCTCGTAACCAGTGTCAGGATTTACTGAGTTACGTTGGATAGACTTGAATCCAGTTGCCATTTTAGACTCCTAGGTGATCTTCGGTGAGGATTAAAAATTTCATCTGCCTGTCCTCACAGAAGTCCTCTGCCGCTGACCACTTAGCGCGGTTCTTGGCGTAGGTTAGGACTTCCCTCTTCCAAGAGGCAGTCTTCTTTTTAGGTTTATCATTCGGTGGTTTGGTTTGCTTCTTAGGTTTAACCTCAATGAGATACTTACTATACATTCCACTCTTCGATACTACTTTCATATAGAAGTCAGGATAGTATCTGTGTACCCTTCCATCAGTAGGACAACGGTAAGGAATAATTACTTCCTCGCTACCCCACTCCACAATACTCTCATTATGATCACAGAAATACATAAACTTTCTCTCCCACAGTGAGCGATAGATTATCCTGGTTGGATTGCCCTTATATTTTTGTGGGTTAGTTGGTTTATAAACACCTGAATATGCCATGATAAATATAGTTGGACCAACTATCCATATTTAGCGTGTCTCAAGCAAAAGGATTGGCAAAGTTTGTAGATGTCATCGCCCAACAGGGCGGTATGTCCTACAGTAATAACTTTGATGTAGTGTTTAACTTCGGGGCAACCGCTCATGAAAAAATCAGAAGAAGATTTAAAGATATTGGGTTGGAGTTTGATCTAGGAACAAACTCTGCTGACACTGATGATAACTTGAATGGTAGTAAAGCTGCTGATGTATTGAAGATGTTTTGTGAAGAAGCACAACTTCCTAACGTACAGGCGGCAACGGGTAACCTAACTGGTGTTAGACTAGGTGAAGGTCAGATAAACTATGCCACGTCTAAACTATACACCGACTTCCAACTAGGGTGGATGTGTGATGCCAACATGACACCACTCAAGTTCCTCAACTCTTGGCAGAGTTTTATCTTCAATGAATATGAAGCTCAAGGTAAAGATGTTCTAGATCAAACAGGAAAGTATATCAGAAAAGGTGCTTCGCTGGACAAATTGAAGTCCGAGACAGGAACACTAGGATCTAGAGAGAAGTCTATCCGTCTTCACTATCCTGACGAGTATCAGTGTAACATCACTATCACTAAGACAGAGAAAGGAAGGAATGCTGCTAATAGCAGAGCATCTATGATGTATACTTTGATCGACTGCTTTCCTTATGCTATTGATGCTGTCCCTCTATCCTATGGAGCATCACAGGTAACCAAGGTCACTGCTAACTTCTACTACAGTAAGTATAGTATACTGTATAATGATATTACGGATTTCGGTGGTTGATTACATGAATTTGGAAAAAATTTCTCCGCCATTTTTTCACTGAAAAAGTCGATCTAAATAAATATACGATTTGAATTTATATTAATGCAATTACCCACTCTAGCGGTGCCAACTTATGAGTTGTCGCTACCCTCTACGGGAAAGAAAGTAAAATATAGACCATTCCTAGTGAAAGAAGAGAAGGTATTGCTTCTCGCTATGGAATCAGAAGACGAGAAGGAAGTAGAAAGAGCAGTCAAAGATACTCTCGCTGCTTGTATTCAAACACGTGGTGTCAAGGTAGATAACCTAGCATCATTTGACCTTGAGTATCTGTTCCTCAAGATTAGATCTGTCTCTGCTGGAGAAGACATTAAGATGAGAGTCACCTGTCAAGATGATGGCGAGACTCAGGTCACTGTTGCTATCGACATCGAACAGATTCAGGTCAGCAAACCAGAGGGTCATACTAAAAAGATCATGCTCAATGATGACACTGGTCTGGTGATGAAGTACCCTGGATTCAGACAGTTTGTAGACCTTACTCTCCTCAATAAAGATTTGGATAGTACGGAAAGTATCTTTGGTCTAGTCGCTGATTGTATTGATCAGGTATTCCAAGGTGAAGAGGTGTGGGACACCAGTGAGATGAAAAAGACTGAAGTTGTTTCCTTCCTAGAAGGTATGACACAGCAACAGTTTGAGATGGTACAGAGGTTCTTTGAGACCATGCCAACACTTAAGCATGAGTTTACAGCAACCAACCCCAACACAGGTGTTGAATCGACCTACACGTTGGAGGGTTTACAGTCTTTTTTCGGGTGAGCATGTTTTATAATACTCTAGAGAACTATTATAAAACAAACTTCTCCCTCATGCACCACCATAAATATTCATTGACAGAGATTGAAAATATGATGCCGTGGGAGAGGACAGTGTACATTTCCCTGCTGAATCAATACATCAAAGAACAAGAGGAAGCTAGGAAAGCAGCACAGAGATGAGTCTCCCCACTCCACCATCAGGAATACTAGATAAGGATCGTCCATGGTATCGTGGTAAGATTAGTGATGCTCAGTGGGATAGACTCAAAGCAAAACTAACTGGCGGCACAGACGCTGGTGGTACATCGTACTCTAAATTTATTGAGTGTTCTGCTGCTGAGGCAGACAAAATTATTTCTAATCTGAAGAAGGATCCCCGAGGATATCCTCAGATGTACATGCCTGGTGGTGGTGAAGCATACCAGATCATGATTGATTACTTTCAGTGGTTGAAAGATAGTTATCTAACTGATGAACCAAAGGAAGTAGAAGAGATTCCTGTTGAGATAGAGGTTGTAGAGGTAGAGCAGAAGACGGTTGGTGAACCAATCGTTGTTAAGATTGAGGCTCCCTTTGAATCTACACCAACACAACCACTATCAGCACCAAAAACATTAAGACTACCACGTAGAAGTGGTGTTGTCTTTCGTCAACCAGCACGTGAGAAGAAGTCTGCTGCCGAGAGAATGGCAGAGGCATTTGATGAAAGACTAGATGATCTAGTAGATTCTATTCAGAATCCACCTGAACCTGCTCAACCAAAGCAGAGGAAGCAGAAAGAAACTCTTGTTAAGATTAGAAAGAGTCTAAAACCTGCTAAGTTTACAGACAATAAAGGTTCAAAGGGACCAAACTTTTTCCAGAACAGTAGTCTATTTACCTTTAACAAGGTCAAGGATGCTCTCGGTCGTGCTGCTCAACTTAGACGAGAAGCAACTGAGCAAGGTATGCCTGCTCAGAAGAGTGGATTCTATGCTACAAGAGCACTAGGTCTTGAGTTTGGTGGTGATCGTATCGCTAGAACGAGAGGAATGTTCTCGTCTAGTCCTGATGCTACACTAGATCCATCACTCACAAAGCAACAGAGATATGCTGCTGGTATCTTTGGTGCCAGAACTATTCGCCCGCCGAAAGAGAGTGGCGTTGCTGTTGACATCGAGAGACAGGTAGACGAACTAGAGAAGAAATTTGATGCTGTAATCGACACGAAAAAGATTACACCAGAATCTGCTGAGTTACAGAAGACATTAGATCTACTCAGGGAGAAACTATCAGCAGGTAATAAACTACAGAGTGATATCAATGCTTCCAAGAAGAAGTTACTATCACTAGAAGCAAAGGAAGCGGATCGAGCACAAGCAAGAGCAGAAGAAGCAGAGACAGATCCGACTGAAGATCTATCTGACTTCGAGGACATGGATCCTGGTAAGAAGGAGAAGAAAGAAGAAGGTGGTGGTGGTCTTGACATTGGCGACATGTTCGACAAGTTCAGGAAGAGTAAGTGGTTGAAGAGACTGAAGAATCCCAAGAGACTTGCTAGGACATTGTTCCGTTATGGTAGAAGATTCTTGTGGAAACCAGTAAAAGCGGCAGCAACTAAAGTTGCTGGCATGGTTTCTGGTGCTGCTGCTACCACTGCTGCCATTGTTGGTGGCGTAGGTCTTGCTGCCTCTGGTCTGGGTGAAGGATTCTTTCAACGCACTAAGAAGGGTGGTGCTGGAGAAAAGACAAGAGATGCTCTAAAGAAAAAGGGAGAAGAGATTGGTGGTCCATTAGGTTCTCTTATTGGAGGAGTTGGAAACCTAGCAGGGATATCTAACGAGGCAACCAAAGTAACAGGTAACATCCTTGATGTTGTTGGTGCTCCATTTAGATATGCTATTGAAGGTATTCGTTATCCATTCTTGAATGAAGAGGATAGAGAAAAGCAAGCAGCAAACCTCGCTAAGTTTGATGCTAGGATTAGAGAGAACATTCGTGGTGGACTGAACCGTATTGATGTCATGAATGTTGTTCCTGATGAGAAGGGTGGGTTCGGTAACATCTATGGTAATGATGACGCCCAGAAAGAAATGATGGAGAAGATGTCCGAGGGTGGAACCATTCCTAAGTTCCAAGCAGTCGGTGGTGCTAGGTTGACAGGTGATCTACCTACTGCTGGTCCTAAGGTCATGGCAGGTGAAGCAGGTGACGAGATGGTCATCACACCACAGAACAATCCACTCCAGTCTCTTGCTCCAATGATCGTAGCAATGAGAGAGGTTACTAAGCGTGCTGGTACGTGGGCAGACCCTGTGGAAAACATGGTACGTCAGGTTACAGATCCTATCGCTAAGAAAATTGGTCTACCTACACTGCCAACCAACGTTGAGATCGGTCAGAACATTCCTTCTGGCAATCAAGGAGAACAGAAAAACACTAGGAAGAAAAAGAAAGGTGGACTGCTTGATAATTTGATGAACTTTATTACGGGAGCATCTCCAGCAGTAGCAGGTGGTATCCCATTCTCTGGTGATGTAAACATGGGAGGTGGTGCTGGTACTACTACTGCTGGTGCTGTCTACAACTACCTACTATCTAAGGGCATGAGTGAGAACCATGCTAAGGGTCTCGTCGCCAACATCAGTAGAGAATCTGGATTCAAACTCGGTGCTCATGGAGACAAAGGAATTGGTGGATCATTTGGATTGTTCCAATGGAACATGGCAGCAGGTCGTGGTGGTCCTATGATGGCAGCAGTACCTGACTGGAAAACAAACTGGAAGGGTCAGATTGACTATGCCCTACAAGAATTTACTGGACCAGATTATTTCAAGAAAAATTTTGCTACAGCAGGTGAAGCTGCTCACTGGTGGATGGCAAACTGGGAGATCCCTGCTGCTAGCATCCAAGCAAAGTATACTCCTGCCTACTATGAGGGTATGATTAATAAGATGGGACTCCATCGTGGTATGCCTGCCACTCCACCTCAGACAGCAGCTGCTAACCCACCAGCAGCACCAGCGACACCAGAGTCATCGTCTTCAGGCAACAGACAGATGGGGCGTAGTGCTGCCAAGAGAAGACAGGAAGCAGCAGAAACAGCAGCAGCACAGCAACCAGTAGCACCCATTGCTCCACAACCAGTCGCTCCTACTAGCACTGTACTGATGCCAGCATTGTTGCAACAACGACCACAACAACAAAGCGGCAATCAATCTCCTCTAGTCTTGCCACGAACATCAACAGGAGAACTTGATTGGATGGAGCTGGCAAGAAGACAACGCCTGGCGGGGTCCTAAATAAGTATGACACCACTGACTTCCTAGTATGGCACACGGGTTTGTATCATACTCAAAACCAAATTACGGACTTAATCTTGGGGCGATGGTCGCTGGCAAGATCAAGGACTCTTTTGGTATGGCAGCAGAGGAGAGGAGGTTACGTGACGAAGAGATAGCAAAGTTAGAAGGTAAAGAAGAACGAACTGCTGAAGAAGACAAGAGGCTAGAAGAATTATTAGAACAAAAGAAGTCAAGGACTACAGGTAGAAAGAGAGATAGGATAAAGAATAGTTTCTTTACCAAAGCAATGATGTCCCAGTTTGGTGGGGACAGAGCACGTAGATTACAGGGCACGTTGTCTGGTAGTCCAAAAGGATCACAGGATCCATCTCTCACAAAAGAGCAGAGATATAGTGCTCTATTAGATGAGAGTATGACTGCTCCTGGTGAAGAACCAGCAGCACCAGATGATATTGATCCCATGGATTATGGGGATGCTAATGCTCAAGCACCAGTTCCTCAACAGTCAGGATTAGAGAAAGCATTAAGCAGAGTATCAGAAGCACTAGCAATAATCTCGTCAAAAGTTTCTTCCTTAAAAGCAGAGGAAGCAAAGAGTAAAACCACTACTGAGTCTAGACTAGCAAAGTTTAATGGCGTCTTTGAATCAATCAAGAATTATTTTGATAGAGATAACGATCTAAAGAAGACAGAGAATACTATTGAGCAACAGAAGATAGAGAACTTCAAGGATGCTCAAGCAGATGCTAAGGTAGCAAGAGAGCAATCTTCTATTGGACAGACGGAAGACCTCAGTAAGTTTGAGGACATGGAAGAACGTCCCGAGGGTGGTAAAGGACTCTTGGGTGGACTCATGGATGGAGTCAAGGGTCTGTTCAAAAACTTCATGGGCAAGAAGGGTGGATCCAAAGGAGTGACAGGATACTCTAAACCCATCGGACCACAACCGATGAACTCCAAGACACCATGGGCAAAGACGGGTGTTGGTGATCGTGGTGGTATGTTTGGGCAGCAAGGATTTACTCCTCGCCTACCTTCAACCAAACTATCTGAAGGTGGCATCATCACTAAACCAACTACAGGTACACTAGAACCTGGAAGCAGTGTCATCCCACTGAATAGAAACAATGCTGTTGCTGATACATTCCAGAAGGCAAAGGAATCAGCAGGTGATGCTTCGATTGCCGACCCAATGGCACAAGTCATGCAACTACCATCACAAGTTGGTGGTGGTCTGCTAATTGGTTTGCTATCGAAAGCGATGAGTTCCTTGGGTGGCATCGCTAGTATGTTGAAACCTGTCATTCAACCTGTTCTCAACACACTGGTTCCAGCGTTCGGTCTACCTGCTACTGTTGCTGCTGCTATCTTTAGTGGTGGTCCAGCACAAGCAGCAACAGGTGATTTTGATATGGGATCTTACTTCGGTAAACAAGAATCGAAGGGTCCTGGTGCTGCTCCTAGTGGAGGTAGTGGTGCTCCTGTTGTCCCTACTGGTGCTGTATCTGCTGCTCCACAAGGTAATGAGACGGGTATCCTATCACTCAGTGGTGGCACACCAACAGCACTAGCACAAGGATCTACCATTGCTAACACTCAGTTACATCATGGTCACGAAGATAATCGTGGAGGACTGAAAGTTCGTGACTACTTTATTGGTGGCGCTGCTGGTCCTAGTGATGGTAGTGATGGACTCGGAGCAAGATTGTATACTCCACTTGGATTTGGTCCCGTCAAATATAAGAAACTAGACAATCATGGTATTACATTCCATGACCCACAGACTGATGAGAAAGTTGGCATGTACTACCACGTCAACAATCCTCAACACCAACTAGATGGTCAGATTGTACAACCAGGAACGATGGTAGGTACACAGGGTGGACTACCTGGAACTCCATCAGCAGACCCTGGAAGTAGTGCTGTTCACCTACATGTTGAGGGCACTGAGAGATTCCACAACGCTGTCATCTCTACCTATGCTAGTGGTCATGTGCTCAACGCTCCTGGAGTTACTCACACAGCAACACAACAGAACCCACAACCTGCTGGTGCTAGACCACAACTAGGTGCCGCTAACAATCCAGTTACTACTGCTGGAGCAACACCTCAGCACCAAGGACCAGTAATCGCTCCTCTTCCTGCCCTAGCACAACTACAACAGCAGCAAGAAGATGTTTCACTAGATACTAGTAGTCCGTTCTCTATCTACAACGGCACCCCTGGTTGGGGTTCAATGTATGGTCAGCTCGCTTACTAATCATGGCAAATAAGAATACAAAGTCTATTGAACTGAAGGAGTGCTTCCTTTTTGATGTCAATGGAAACAAATATAAATTTGATAAGGCAGCAGTTGGATTTGCTTACTACGAAAGCATCTTCAGTCCATTTGTTAGTGCCGTACTAAACATTGCTGACTCTGGTGGTAACTTTATTTCCAAAATTCCTATTCAGGGTGGAGAGAAAGTGACTCTAAAGATTGAAGACGTAGAGGAGATAGAGTATGAGTATGAAATGTATGTCTGGAAGATCTACAACAGATCATTCACCAAGAGTCTACAGAATTATAACCTAGCACTGGTGTCGAAAGAAGCACTGTACAATGAGGGTGTTAGACTAACCAAACGATTGAAAGGAACTCCCGATATGATTGTCGATAAGATTCTTACAGAGAATCTCAAGACAGAGAAAGAGATCTTCAAAGAGAGATCAAAGTATCAGGTACAGTTCTTCCCCAATGGTAAGAAGGCACATCATATTATCCAGTCTCTATCACAGAAGGCTGTGCCACAGTCATCCAAAGCAGCAGATGGTGACGCTGGTAAGACTACAGAAGGTGGACAATCAGAACTATCTGGCGACACCAATAAGGCATCAGGCACAGCAGGTTTCTTGTTCTTTGAGAACAGTGCTGGGTTTAACTTTAATTCTATTGACTTCTATTTCAGCACAGGTGAGGATGAGTTTGGTGGTGAGAGTGAAGTAGCTACTTATCGATCAAAACCCAACCAAGATAACCCTGATCGCTCAGTCATTGAGGACTACAGGTTTACTAATGAGATTGACATGCTAGATCAGATGAGGAGTGGTACGTATGCTAGTCACGTAGTTACATACAACTGGTCTACTGGTCACTACGAAGAGATTAGATATAACTTGAAAGAAAACTTTGATAGCATGGCACACCTAGGTAGTCAAGAAAAACTAGGAGCAACACAAGAGGAATTGTCTATCAATCCTACCAGAGTCATGACTGTGTTGCTAGACCATGAGACTTGGTACAATGAGGAGACACCTGGATCACCAGAAGAGAAAGACAATGGTGGTGAAGGTGGATCAAACTTCCCCGACTATCAAAAGTATTGGCTTGCTCAAAGTGTTGCTAGAAGATACTTCATGGAGAACCAGAAGTTGGAGATTACTATCCCTGGTAACATGGCACTCAAGGTAGGTGACAAACTTAATGTCTTGCTCCCTAACATGACAGCAGAAACTGCTAGAGAAGAGGAAGATCTAGACAAAGAAAACAGTGGTGTGTACTTGATCTCTGCTCTATCACATAACAATGTCTTCCTAAATAGTAGCACATGTACGACAAAGATCGAGTTGATCAGGGACATCTACGGTATGAAAGACTCCGCTAGCAACGTGAAGTGATATGGATCCAGCACTATCATCTCTATTTCCAATACATCAGGTCGGTGCCGATGGATTCTCTTGGTGGATCGGACAGATCGAAAGCAATAAGAACGAAGACCCAAAGAACTCTGGTAGATATCGTGTAAGAATTGTAGGTCAACACCTGAAGAGTGGCGATGCTACACCTACGAAAGAGTTGCCTTGGGCACAGGTAATGCTACCTGTTACCACACCATTCAGTGATGGTGGTAAGACTGGTGCTAGTGTGGGACTAAACCAAGGCAACTGGGTGGTTGGATTCTATGTAGATAATGACAAACAGAAACCAATCATCATGGGATCTATTGGTCACACTGCTGGTGCTACAAAACTAGAGAACGTAGAAACAGATCCCAACCCTGGTGGTACAGAGAAAGAGTTCACAACATACACAGACGCCTCTACCAATCCAAACATATCAAAACCTATGGGTTCTGATAAGAAAAGGAACGGTGATCAACCAGCAACTAGCACTACTGCTGAAAATGAAAACCTAACAAAGCCAGGTGATGCTGGTGAGATTGCTCCTGCTGTGCCAGGTCAGATGCCAACAGCATTTTATGGTTTGTTTGCTGAAGCATCAGTCACCAACCCAACAGGTAACAAGGTATGTGTAGAAATTGCTGACCCTACGTGTGGATCGGAGAGTGATCTAGCGGGTGGTCTCACTAAAATTGTTGGCGACATGTTGGCAGCAACTCAGCAGTCAGGAGGTAACCTTGGATCATTCTACGTTAGTCAGATCAACGGAGAACTTAATAGTTATATCGATGGTGGAATGGAATATGTTAATAAGGCAGTACGTCTTGTTAAAAGTTTCGTTGCTAGAACCAAGGGAGAGATTGTCAAACTAGTACGTGAGGGTGTAGATCAACTAGTAGAACTAGTTCTATACACAGATGCTGCTGCTACAGATGCTCTAGGTAATGTAAACACAGGACCAGTTGCTCCTGACCTAGGCATTGAACCATTCCAACCTATCACTAAGAAAGAGAGTAGACTAAAAGCAATCCTAGACACCATCAATGATGTCCTAGATGATCTTGGTTGTGAGATGGCAGACTTCACTGATAGAATTGCTAAGTGGTTGACTGATTTGCTCCTCGGTTATTTGATGGATGCTTTCTCTAATGCTGCTTGTCTAGTAGACAATCTAGTTGATGGTATCATCAATCAACTACTATCATTTATTGAAGAACTATTAGGTAAAGTTTTAGGTCCACTACAACAGATTCTATCTGCTCTAGCATCACCACTAAACATCATTGGCAATGCTATCAACGGCGTACTAAATCTACTTGGTATCTCTTGTGATGGTCCTGCTGCTCAGTGTCAGAAACTTAGAAAAGAATGTGTTGACTGTAACACTGGAGAAGAAGATGAAGATTGGTTGGATAAACTGATCGCCCAACTAGAAGATGGTCCTCTAGATGGATCAACATATGTTTGTGACGAGGCAAGAAATACTTCAGCACTAGATTCTCTACCAGACACCAATATAATCTTTGTTGGTGGTACATATCCTGATGGAGAAACAGATGAAAATGATGGCAGCACACCAACTGATGTGCTCATCACATATGAGATCGAAGACGTTGAAGTGATTGAAGGTGAGCAAGCTATCTTTACTATCACTAGAGGTGGCAACACTACAAAACCATCCAGTCTTACGATGACAATTCTTGGTGGCACTGCCGAGCAAGGTGAAGACTATAACAAGATCTTCAGTGGATCTTCTATTGGATTCCCTCCTGGAGAAACCACTAAGACTCTAGTGTTTGAAACATATATTGATGACGAGACTGAAGGAGAAGAGAACTTCTTCCTGAAGTTTGAACCTAACATGACACCCCAAGGTGTTTCTGCTACGTTCCCAGGTGGTAACGTCAAGAAGTGTACAATTCTAGACTTTGTTGATGGAAAGAGCAACAGTCCTAGTACACCTGGCGGTCCTGGAACAACACCAACACCATTTGTTCCACCAATAACCACAACTACAACACCAGTAACACCATCCACTCCACTAGGTCCTACTGCTCCTGTTGTGCCATCGTTTGTAGTAACAACAGACAAGTTCTTCTACAAAGAGGGTGAGACTATCATCTACACTATCACTACAGAAAATGTAGACAACCCTGGTCCTTACAACTTTACGCTAGATGGTGACATCGATGCTGATGATGTTGTTGGTGGGTTGACTGGTTCCTTTACTCTAGATGAGGAAGGAACGGCTACAGTCGAGATTGAGATTACTGAGAACAGTGACACAGATGACAATGCTTTAGAAAGTATTTCGTTCTTCATTACTGACACCCCAGCATATGCTGATGCTTTCATCCTAGGTGCCAACGATAGTCTAGGCAACGATCCTATCTGGTCTGTTACATCTGATGTAAACTATGTGAGAGAAGGAGAAACTGTCACCTTCACAGTCAATGCTCTCAATATTCCAGACGGAACCAACTTTACTTACAGACTTGATGGTCCTCTTACTAGATCAGACATTGTTGGTGGTAGACTAGTGTCTAGTGTTGACATTGATGCCAACCCACTACAGATTATTAATGGTCAGTGTATCATTCCTATTCAGATTGCTGAAGATGGATTGACGGAAGAGGAAGAACAGTTTGATTTTGTTCTCGTCTCTTATGTTGATGGTGATGGTGCCGACCAAGATATCGTAGATGTATCAACCACTGTTGTGATTGCCACTGAAGTCCTAATTGATCCTTCGCTGTTGCCTACGTACAGTGTTACTTCAGATAAGTTTAGTTATAAAGAAGGCGAGACCATCACCTATACTATCACCACAACTAACATTGCTAACGGTACACTGCTACAGTATACATTGTATGGTCCTGGCATTAGTAGGAGTGACTTCGATAGCAACAGTCTCTTCGGTACATTTACTATCATTGAAAACCAAGCAAAGGTCTACGTTGGTATTAGTGAGGACACACAATCTGAGAGCACAGAGACTCTCACCTTCCTCGTCAATGGTACAGGTGCCTTTGCCGATGTCATCATTATCGATAAAGATGTAGATGAAGATGATGATCCAGTTACACCAAAGAAACCATGCTTCGACAAACCTATCGCTGGCAAACCTATCACAGATAGTAACGGAGCTATCATTAGTATTCCTATCGTTGAGCAAGGTTGTCCATTTGTATTCCCACCCAAAGTTATCATCACTGGTCCTGGATACGGTGCCTCTGGTATCCCACTACTAGATGCTTCAGGCAAGGTGTCTGAGATTAGAGTGACTAGAACTGGTAGAGGATATAACCTCAATCAAAATCCAGAACTGAGATGTGTCATCGACTCTTATACTATCATCAGTCCTGGTGAAGGATATACTTCCACACCTGATGTTTATGTTGACGGTGTTGCTGGTAGAGCAACCGCTATCATTGATGAGAGAGGATATCTCGTCAGCGTACAACCAACAGACAGAACATCTACCTGGAATGAAATTCCTATCGTCAGAATCATTGGTGGTGGTGGATCAGGTGCTAGAGTTCTGCCATCCATTTCATGTCTAGATACTAAGACCTATGAAGATCAAGGTTATGCCAAGATCGGTACAGGCAAGTACATTGATTGTCCATAAGGAGTGTAGATAATGCCCGACTCAGTAAACCAAACACCGTCGAATAGTACACAGTCTAAAGTAGCAGGTGGTTTTACTCCTGATGTACAAACTCTTGGCAAGAATTACTATGCCGAGGGACCTGTTCCTGAATTCTCTCAGATGCTAGGTGGTTTTGTTATCACTGCTTACGAGTTTCCTGAAGATGGTAGCAAAGGTATCGCTCTGTACAATGGCAAGACAGCATTCCATATTGACAACAACAATAACATAACTATCTCTGCTGGTCCACCAGGACAGTCTGGTTGTGGTGGTAAGTTTGTATTGAATACTCAAGCACAGATCCAGAAAGCAAAGTCTGTTGCTATTGAAGTCACTGGTCGTGATGATGGTGGTGTTCAGTCTAAGGGCACCAATGCTGATGGCAACGTCGAGGAAGAGACCATGCCATCCTACTCACTAAAGGTTTATGGTCCTGTCAATATTGAAGCTATTGGTGGTGATGCTGCCGTCAAAGGTGACAACGTAACTGTCAATGCTAGTAGCACACTCAACCTCAAGTCAGGCAAGGACATTAACATCCAAGCAGGTGAGAATGGTGGCAAGATCAATATGTATGGTGGCACATTTGAACTGAACACAGGATTCTTTAACAAGAACCTAACTGGTGGTGAGTATAGCGAAGGACCAGGAGAATTCAAGGTCACCCAGAATAAGAAAGGTGCTAGCGTTACTATCGATACCCCAGGTGAAGTGAAGTATACCGTCAATGGCAACTATACTGTTGGTGTCAAGGGTGACTACACAATAGGAACCGAGGGACATTACAATATCAATGTAGACAAAGATGCTGCTTGGGCAATCAAAGGTAAGTTCTCACAGATTGTTGACGGCAAAGGTAAGATTGAAGTCAAAGGTCAGGAAGCGAAGGGTGGCACCTCATCACAGCAAGAAACATTTGTTATCAAGGCAGCAGCACCTAAGAAGAAGTCTCTTGCTGCTCTGCTATTTGATGCTGGTGGTAAGCAAGAGTTCCTAGCAGCACAAGATGGATTTAAATTTGAGATTGGCAAGCAACTTGCTTCACTAGAACTAACTGACAAGAATAAGTTCAGTGTTACTACTGGTAAGGCGTTGGGTGCTATTAACATCGACGAAAAGCAAGTCATCGTTGAGCACGGTAAAACTGCCAAGATGACAATCAAACCAGAGGAAGTGTCACTGGCACAGAATAAGACCACTCAACTGACTATGAAACCAGACGAGTCTAAACTTGAGAACAATGGTGCTTATGTGAGCGTCAAACCTGCTGAGGTAAAAGTATTTGCTCCAATGATTTACCTAAACTGAAATCCACTTTTCATATACCAGAATTTCGAAAAAAATTTCCCGCCATATTTTTGTGAAAAAAGTTGATTATGTATAAACTTGATGAAATAACAATTATTGACAATTTTCTAGATCCTGATACTTTCAAAAAAGTCGAATATTACATTTTGAGCGGAAATTTTAAATGGACATGTGGACCATCTTTGATGGATTACGAAAATGTCGAAATAACGATGGATCCGCTATTTGACCGTCAATTGGTAAATTTGATATATTCGAAACATATGAGAAATGGCAAATTAGCGGTAGAACAAGAAAATGACTATAAAATCATTATTCCATTTTTGAAAAAATTAAAAATTACTACAAAACAACTCACTAGGGTAAAAGTAAACGCCACTCTGTGTAAAGAGTCTGTTATGAGATCTGGGTGGCATGTAGACGTTCCCGAAGAAGAGTTACATTGTGGAATGACAGCAATTTACTATGTTAACACCAATAATGGCAAAACAGTATTTAAGGGTGGTGAAGAAATTGAGTCTATTGAGAATCGAATTGTAATTTTCCCAAATTGGTACAATCATACCCCTCAGTATCAAACTGATACTCCTATGAGAGCAGTGATCAATTTCAACTGGTTGACAAATCCTTAAAACCTTAGTACAATAACTCTGTCAGGGTTCAACGGATAAATACTATCGATTCGGCTTTATTATGAATTACAAACCTTATTCACAGGAATGGCACAGGTACAGATACCTCAAAGAAGCGGTTGATAAGTACCTTGACGACTATGTGGACCCTGGTATCATTGTGGATGATATCCGTGATGTACTCCACGCTCGTTCTGAAGCAGCGTTTCAAGAGTTCAATAGGATCAATCAACTAGAGCACTACCTAACGGAAGAATAATATGCTTTCTACCAAATACAGACTCCGACTGGAATTCATCTGTAAAAAGATCGCTAACAATGAAGAAGTTAAACTAGAGGACATGATTTGGGCAGAAAAACTTGCCAAAGCACATACAACCGCTAGGGATTGGTTAAACAAGGCACGTAGGCAATCCAATGGGATTGAGGAAGGTAGTATGGATGATTTTATGAATAAGATGGGATTAGGCGACCCCGACCCATCTAATCATAGAAAGGGGTTTTCTGGTGCTGATGAGATTGTAGACTGGTTCAAACAAGACAAACCTGATGATTGGCGACAACGAGATTGATGTATAATGTAAAATGTAGTAAGTGTGGTAAAAAAACACCTGCTAATAAGTGTCCTCAACTGTACACTACGCCCCTATGTAAACCATGCTGGTTAAATGATGGAAGAAAAAATCAAGATCACTCCTGAGACATACGAAGAGATGAACAAGGAATTTGAGGAAGAAGGTACTCCCTTCACAATCAAAGTACCTACCCAAGAAGAAATTGATAAATGGAGGCAACGTGATTGACGACGATTTTAGAAAATTTGCTGTTCAGACTCAACTAGATAATATCTGTAAGATCTTAGGTGGTGAAGCAAAACATTATTATGTTTCTGATAGAACTACCAAACACGAAAAAATTGTAATCGAGTATAACCACACGAACAAATGATTCAAGCATTAGTGTATAGCAACGGCAGTCAAGAATCAGAACGAGCAGTCATGGTTCTTGAAGCATGTGATCAAGATGTAAAACAATTCTTACTGGGTGTTGACTTTAGTGATAAACAGTTCAGAGATGAATTTGGATCAGAAGCAGAGTATCCTCAGGTTGCTATTGGTCTGGACCACAGAGGGACTTTAAAAGAAACACTCAAATACATGAGTGATAGAGGTCTCTTCCTGTAACATAAATAAATTTGTTACGAATTCAAGATGAAATACCAACTATCACAACAATACTGTTTTTATATGGGTATGGTAGTTAGGATGTATTTCATCCAAGGAATTCCGTATACATTTGATGAACTACCCGTGATTCTACAAGATCATCCAGAAGTTCAGGCAGAAGCACTTGCTGGTCGTGATTGGGATGATGAGGAAATGTATATGTGGTCGTCATATCTAATGGCGGAAGAATGCCACCCATTGATGTTTGAGCTCCAATTAGATAATCCTGCTTTATTACCACAAGATGATTGAAACTTTGAATTCTTGGTTAACTGGAAAATTTGAAAACAAAATTCAAGCATTTTCAAATCCATCAAAATATGCTATGATTACAGTCACTCATATTCCTATTTGGGATGGGTGGTTTTATGGCGAGCAAGGTTTTTCTTATAGAAAGAATGCTCCGTATCGTCAGTTTGTTCTTCATCCCGTAGAAGAAGCAGAATGCTTCAAAATCTACAATTACGAGATCAAGGACTCCAAACAGTTTATTGGGGGTCAAAACCTTGACAAGTTGACCAAGGACATGGTACAATTAAAAGATGGTTGTACAGTCAACCTCACATTCGATGGAACTGCCTTTAAAGGGGGGTTGACAGGATGTGATTGTTATGTAAACTGGAGTGGGAAAGACACTTATCTCCAAAACGAGATTGAGTTGACACCTACCCACTACTGTGTGAAAGACCTTGGATTCTGCCAGACTACCAAAAAACAAATTTGGGGATCAAAGTATGGTAGATTCGAGTTTAAAAAAATGCCACTTTAGCTCAGCTGGATAGAGCAGGGTTTTTGTAAAGCTCAGGTCATCCGTTCAAGTCGGATAAGTGGCTTTAGGGGAGTACAAAAGATCTCCATGTAGAAGGAGCGCCCCTTTATAAGTCGGTATGGCGGAATTGGTAGACGCGCTGGGTTTAGGTTCCAGTGTCTTTATGACGTGGAGGTTCAAGTCCTCTTACCGACATTTGGAGGAAATATGATTAACGTATATGATAATTGGATAGCACCAGAATTACGTAATATTATACGAGATACATTATACTCTAGTAATTTTCCTTGGTATCTTCCATCTACTAAATGGAGCACAGTACCACATGAAATTAGGGCAAAATTTGAGGATAACGATCAAGTAATTGATTCAGCACAAATGGTCCACCCTATGATTATACAGGGTTGGGAACAACATACAGGTGGTCATGAAGCACTGATGATGTTCCTCATTCGGTCATTTTTTGAGCAGATATCAGAAAATAAAAATCTGAATATCAATATTCATAGAATGAAAGCAAATTTGATGCACAAGCAAATTTGTGATAAACCGTTATTCTACAATCCACCTCATGTAGATCACTTGGGAGAAATTCCAGATGATCATTTTGCTGCTGTATGTCTATACTATGTCGATGATTCTGATGGAGACACATTTTTCTTCGATTCCGACTGGGATATCATACAGCGAGTAAGTCCTAAAGCAGGCAGAATGGTTCTGTTTGAAAATGAAGTTAATCATGCTTCATCACCACCCCAAGAATATGAGGGTAGAATCGTCTTAAACACAAACATATTCTTGCCAATCGAGGCACGATGCCTTGTATAAATACATTGAAGAAGAAGAACAACCCAGGGTTTAGCTAATTATGGCTCTAACAAGACTTGATAATCTGTACTCAAGTAAGACTGGTAAGTACCTATACGTATCGCCAGACGACTTTAATGCTACTGATGAACTAGACAATAGAGGTAATAGTCCTCTACGTCCGTTTAAGACTATCCAGAGAGCCTTTATTGAGGTTGCAAGATACTCTTTCCTACCTGCTGAAGGTGGAGAATCTGTACCCGACCGTTTTGACCAGTTCAGCATCATGCTGATGCCTGGTGATCACTATATTGATAACCGCCCTGGTCTTGTAGAGTTTAAATCTGGTGATGCCTCTCGTTATTTTGATGCCAAAAACCGTATTGTTGCTAACCGTCAAGAAATTATTGACAGGAGTTTTGCTCAGATCGTAGTCGATCATCCTGACTTCTATGTTCCTGGCGACCAGCAGACTGATGAAGGTTCTAGATATCAAGATGCTTATCGCTTCATCCAAAAGAACAAGCAGTATATTGTAGAATCTGCTGTTGCTCAAGTAACTATTGATTTCCCTGACTTCTACTTCCCCGACGAAGCACAGTCTGATTCTTCTAGTAGAAATGCTGATGCCTATCGTTTGATCCAACAGAACCGTCAAAACATTGTTGACGCTGCTTGGGCAAACATGCTCCTTGCCTATCCATCGGCAAACCCAACGATGGACAAGTGTAAGCGTGACATTGGTATTCTTATCGATTACGTTACTCTAGACATCTTCAACGAAGGTAATACATGGTCTAGAGAATTTGCTGGACAATATTTTGATGCTAACGGCAATCCTATTGCCGATGGTCTTGTAGGCGAAGAAACTGAGTCTGTTTATGCCTTCAATGCCGCTAGAGATTTCATGCTAGCAGCAATGACCAACCAAAGCAGTGTTACTGTTAATGGTCAAGTTGTTGATACATCTTCTTGGGTTAAGGATCTTGGTGTAACCGCTGACCCCGCTACTGGTGATAATACAGATCCTACATCTTGTGCCAACGTACAAACTAACCTCACCAACCTAGTTGGTATTGTTACCGATGTAATCACTGCTGGTAACCTAAACTCCCTACCTGCCCTTGCTACTCCTACTCTAAGAGAGGGTCAAGTAAAGTGTAACCGTGACACAGGATTCTTGATTGATGCTGTTTCTCTAGACGTTAACTTGGGTGGTGGTAACGTATACACCCGTAAGTTTATCCAAAACTACTTCAATGCTGGTGGTACTTCTTGGGTTGATGACGGTCTTCAAGGTGAAGAAGCACAATCTGAAGCAGTCTTCAATAAGGCACGTGACCTTATGCAGGCAGCAATCACTAACCAGAGTGGTTTCCCATACAAAGATTACACCATCACTGCTGATCCTAACCCAGGCGGTGCTTATGGTACTTCTGGTTCTAATACCGACAATACTGATCCTGCTGTCTGTTCTGATGTACAGAGCATGATTGCTTCTTTGGTTAACCTTGCCGTTACTTATTTCAATCAGGGAAGTCTCGATAACTTTGTAGTAGAAACTGTAAGCACCACTGAGGGTCCTGGTTCTATTAAGTGTAAGCGTGACCTAGGTCTTATTATTGATGCTGTTGCTGCTGACCTTGGTAATGGTGGTAACGGTAGTGTTATTGCCGCTTCTAAGACATACTTTGATAAGAATGGTCTTCCTATCGGTAACGGTGTTGTCGGTGAAGAGTCTCAGACAGTTACCGCTCTCAACGCTGCTGCTGAATGGACTAAGAAAGCAGTTACCAACCAATTGTATGATAAGGATCTAACAATCCTTCCTGGTCCTGCTTCTTACTCTGGTTATGAGACAAATGATCCTATTGTTCCAAACCTACCCTCAGGTAACGCTGCTACTTGTGTAGACGTTCAGGCAACTATCGATACTCTATATGGTATCATCACTACTGTTATTAGTGATGGCGACCTTGATAGTCTAAACAGTGTTCAGGTTACTGGTGACATTCCTGTATTCAACTACAACAGAGCACTACAGGAATGGCAAGACAATAGCATTGTAGACCTTTCTAATCCCGATAATGTTCTCTACAAATTCAATGCTGCTTCTGGTGGTGCTATTGTCCCTAGAGGTTGTTCCCTTATTGGTTATGACCTTCGTCGTACCGTCGTTCGTCCTCTATATGTTCCTGACCCCGCTGATCCCTCTACCGAAAGAACCTCCATCTTCAACCTGACTGGTGGTTGCTATATTTGGCAGTTCACGATTAAGGACGGCGATCTATCCTCCAATTCTCCACTTTATGACTCTGCCGCTAAGGTAGGTAAGGTTTACTTCCAGAAGGGCAATAACACTCAACTTGCCATTCCTGAGTATTCCCACCATAAGATCTGTATCATGACTTATGCTGATACAGATGATCTACAACTGTATTACGATAAAGTCGGTACGGCATTTGCTCTATTCCAACCAACAATTGATGACGGTGACTTTACCGCTCTACCTCAGGAAAACAGAATTGTTGGTCCTCTATCTGATACTAGAAGTATTATCAATATCAGACTGGTTGAGCAACTTGCTAATGGTAAGACTGTCATTGAAGCAACAACTAAGGTTGCTCACGGATACTTCAAAGAGCAGTACATCGCTATCATTGACACTGGACTCAATGATGCCCTGAATGGTACATTCAAGGTCACTGCTATTGATGAAGATAACCCCAAACTGTTCCGCTATGAGGTAGATGTAACTCCTCAGCAGTTGGGTCTAGACATTAACACTACTGGTTACACTTCTCCTGATCTAAGTCTTGCTGCTAGAGCA